GCAATAGGGTTAGATGTTCGTAGAACTTCTTTCTTGGTAACTGCATCTAATTTACCAGCATCAACACTTGGTGAAATTGCAGTTCCATTTAGAGGTAGAAACATTTATGTTTCTGGAGATAGACCAGCGCCTGATACTTGGTCAGTAACATTCTATAATGATACAGACTTTATGATAAGAAACGCAATGGAAAGGTGGCAGAATGGTATTAATGATTATGCAGAAAATACTGGTGTTACAAGTCCAGCTGATTATCAAACAGATTTATTTGTAGAACAACTAGACAGAGATGATACAGTTTTGAAAAGTTACATTTTTAGAAATTCTTATCCACTAACAGTAGCACAAATAGATTTAAGTAGTGCAGAAGCTGGTGAGTTAGAAACATTTGAAGTAACTTGGAGATATCAACACTTTGAACCTTCTGGCGTATCTTTCTAATTTAACCCTACTAAATAGTTAGTAGAATTAGGAGATATTATGGCAGAACTTTTTGGATTCAAATTTGAAAGAATAAAAGACAGTAAGGGGGCTGAGAAAATCACTCCCCCTACTGCTGATGACGGCACTATTGATGTTGCTGGTGGTGGTTTCTTTGGACAAATTCTTGACACAGATGGAA